CTAGGTACTGCTGCGCGACTTCGCGCGCGACGCCGTTACGCGCCGACCGCGGGGCACCCGTCGCGGCGTTCGCGTTCGCCAGCGCGTCGTACACGTCGCGGTAGGGCAGCTGTAGGGCGATGGCGACGGCACGGACGGCGCAGTCGCCAGCGGCGCCCTGGAACCCAGCCGCGGCCCGTCCGCCGTCGTCGTACTGGAACGCTGTTTCTGTTGTCCGCATGGACACATTTTACTAGACGCGGTTTTCGTGTCCCTCAAAAACAGGCCCGTTTGCGGGACCGCGTGTCGCGCAAGCGCAGCGACAGCGCCAACGTAAAATCGACGTTCGCGCGTTTCGCGTTTACACTGGTGACGTGATCGAAACGCGGGGCATCCGCCCGCCCGACATCACCCCGAACCCGAACGACCCGGCGTCTGTACCACCTGCCACGGTCGGCCCCCCGTCAGCAGTACCGGGCGATCCTTCCGGGGTCATCCTTGCCGACACTGCGGACCCTGTACCGCCGCCGCCGCGGGTCATGCGCCCCGCCGCCTGGTCGGGCTGGCCCGACGACGACTGGTTTACGCCGCAGTGGAACAGCAGCTACCAAACGCTGACCGATACCGCCTGGTGCTGCCTAGACCTGAACGCGTCGATCCTTTCAACGATGCCCCCCTACCTGGTCGGCGCAGCCCCGACCCTTAGCAGCGACTGGACGACGAACCCCGACCCGGACAGGTACACGGGCTGGATCGAATTCGCGAAACAGCTGTTCTGGGACTACCACCTGGGCGAAGCGTTCGTGATCGCGACGGCGTACTACGCGACCGGCTGGCCTGCGCGTTTCCACGTCGTCCCGCCCTACCTGATGTCGGTTGACTGGGGACCGAACGGAACGCGCCGCTACAGCATCGGCGGGCTGGACGTTACTGCGGACGTGCTGCACGTTCGTTACCAGTCGCATATCGGGAACCTGCACGGTTCGGGACCGTTGCAGGCGATGGGCTGTCGGCTGGTGGCGGCGGGCGTGTTCGCGAAGTACGCGACGAACATTGCGTCGCGCGGCGGCATCCCGACGGGCATCCTGGAGCACCCGGAGGAACTGACCGCCGAACAGTCGGCGGCGCTGCAGGCGCAATGGGTGAACGCACGCATGAACGCGCTAGGGGAACCCGCCGTCGTGTCGGGCGGCGCGAAGTTCACGGTGCCGCAAATCAACCCGCGCGATATGGCGCTGCATGAACTGGCGACGTTCAACGAATCGCGCATCGCGGTCGCGCTGGGCGTCCCGCCGTTCCTGGTCGGACTGCCTTCGGGCGGCGACCCGATGACCTACAAAAATATGACCAGCCTGTTCGACTACCACTGGCGCGCGTCGCTGCGCCCGAAGGCGGCGACCGTCATGGAAGCATTGTCCGGCTGGGCACTGCCACGCGGAACGCTGGTCGAACTGAACCGCGACGCCTACGTGGAACCGGAACCGAAGGAACGCGCCGAAACCGCGCAGATCCTGAACAGCATTCGCGACGACAACGGGACGCCGGTTCTAAGCGTGCAGCAGATTCAGCAGGCGGAACGGCTGAGTAACACGACGCCCAGCGACGACCTAGCGGGAGGCGTACTGAAATGACCGAACAGGCGCAGGAAGCGGACGTCCAGGAAGCGACCGACGACCAGCGGCAGGAACGCCCGACCGGACAGCTGGAATATCGCGCCGCCGAACAAATCGGCGTTGATTTTCCGAAACGGACTATCGAACTGGTCGTGATGCCCTACGACGTCGAAGCGTTGGTCCCGTGGCCCCCCGGCAAGGGCGAACGGATGGTCCGGGAAGTCGTCACCCGGGGCGCGTTCGAAGGGATCGAACGCCGGTCGAACCGCGTGCGCGTGAACCGCGATCACGACGTAACGCGGACGGTCGGTCGCGCCATTGCCTTCCATCCCTCGCGCGAACAAGGGCTGGTCGCCGAACTGCGCATCGCGCAAACCGACCTGGGCGACGAAACGCTGACGCTGGCCGACGAAGAAATCCTGGACGCGTCGGCGGGGTTCCTGCCGATGCCCGGGGGTGAGTCGTGGCCCGAACGGAACCTGCGTCGGCTGTCTCGGCTATGGCTGGCGCATATCGCGATGACGCCCGACCCGGCATACATGGGCGCGAACGTGCTGGCGGTCCGTTCGACCGCCAATAACGTCCCCGACCCGACTGCGCCCGACCGTACGCCGACGCCGAACCTGGACCAAGTTCGGGCGTGGCTGCTGCAGGAACGGTACGATTCCATCGACGTCTAGACCGGGGAACTACCTGTCGTCGTAGACCGCTGGGCGGGCCGACAGTTGCGGGGGACCTGGTTGCGAAACAGCTAGCTGCTGTCTGTGTTTTCGCGACCAATTTAGGGAGGTCCCCGAAGTGACTGCTACCGATTCGATGCTGGCGCGTTACGCGCAGGAAATCGAAGAACGGCAGACGTTCATCGACGGTCTAGTGGAATCGGCGGAAGCTGAAACCCGGGACATCGACGTAAAGGAACTGGAACTGATTAGCCGCGCCCGCGACCGCATCGCGGTCGTGAACGGGCTAATGGGTCCGCTGGGCGAGGCGGCGCGCATCAGTGCCGATTCGCGCGAACGGTCGGCGAAGATTGCGGCGCAGTACGCGGCGCAGCGTTCGCCCGACCTGGCGTCGCCGGTCGAATACCGGACGGCGGGCGCGTACATTCTGGACTACTGGCGGGCGGGGCTGGGAGTCGAGGAAGCTGTTTCCCGGCTGGACCTGTACCACCGCGCCGCCGCGCATCAGACGACAGGCGACAACCCCGGTTTGCTGCCGACGCCGATCCTGGGTCCGGTCGTTAACTTCATCGACCAGCAGCGGCCGGTCGTCAACGCGCTGGGACCGAAGCAACTGCCGAACGGGTCCTGGTCGCGTCCGCTGGTGACGCAGCACACCCAAATCACGGCGCAGGGCGGCGAGAAAACCGAACTGGCGTCGCGGAAAATGGTGATTAGCAAGCTGCCCGTTACGGCGACCACGTACGGCGGCTACGTGAACGTCAGTCGGCAGGACATCGACTGGACGCAGCCTTCAATCATGGACATCGTTATCAGCGACCTGGCCGCGCAGTACGCAATCGCGACCGAGGCGGCTGCTTGCGTCGCGCTGTTCGCGGGTGCGACGGCGGCGGACGCGTCAACGACGATCCCGACCGGCGCCGCGACAGCCGCGCAGGTCGCAGGGGCAATCTGGGCAGCGGCCGGAAAGGTCTACACGGCGACGCAAGGGCTGGGCGGTCTGATCCTTGCGTGTTCGCCGGACATGCTCGGGCTAATCGGTCCGCTGTTCGCGCCGATCAACCCCGTTACGGCGCAGTCGGAAGGGTTCTACGCGTCGCAGTACGGACAGGGCGTCCTGGGCGCAGTGTCCGGCGTGTCGGTCGTCGTGTCGGCCGGGTTCGCGCCGGGAACGATCATCATGATTAGCACGGCGGCGGCGGAAGTCTACGAAGATCGGCTGGGCGCGCTGCAGGTCGTGGAACCGTCCGTGCTGGGCGTGCAGGTCGCATACGCGGGGTACTTCTCAGAACTGATCCTGCTGGCGACCGGGCTGCAAAAGATCGTGAAAACGCCATGACCGGGACGCAATGGGACGCGCCGAACCAGCAGGTCGTTCGGGCCGACGCGTCGCCCCCGTGGCAGGAAGGCGACGGCGGATCGCAGCCCGCGAAACGGCGCGGGCGTCCGCCGAAGTCCGACGACGAAGTAACGACCGACGACGACGCGACGACCGTCGTCAAGAAGGGCTAGAAGCAATGGCGCACGCTGCGCTAGACGAATTCGTCCGGGTCCTTCGGCTGGACAACCCGACGTCGGACGCATTGGTCGCGGCGCAGCGTGCGCTAGACGCCGCGGCGCAGGAAATCGACAGTTTCCTGGGCGAAGCGTTAGCCGACACTGTTGTCCTAACCGACGAACAGACGGCGCTGCTTGAGCAGGTCAACCTGGACCGGGCGACCGAACACTGGCGCAGTACGCCGTTCGGCGCGCTGAACCAGGGACCCGACATCGTGCCGATCCTGGTCGCCCGTAATTCGTTCTACCGGCACGCGCAGAACCTGGCGTCGTTGAAAGTGTCCTGGGGCGTCGGGTGACGCTGGCCGAAACGCAGCAGGCCATCGCGGACGCACTGCGGCCTATCGGCGACGTGATAGACGACCTGCAGGTTTACCCGTACTGGAACGACACGCCGTCGCCGCCCGCCCTGGACGTCTACCCCGCGACGCCGTTTCGCATCGGGGCGGGGTTCGGCGTCGGCAGCGTGCAGCTGTTCTACGTCGTGCGGGCACGCGTCGGACTGAACGACCCGGAAGCGGCGCAGCTGCTGCTGCTGCGATTCCTGGACGTGAACGACGACGCCAGCGTGGAAGCGGCGCTGGTCGCGGCGGACGCGGCGGTCGTGGACAACAGCGGCCAGGTCAACGGATTCAGGACGTACGGCGACGACGCGACCGACGAACGAATGCTGGGCGTGGACTGGCAAGTAACGACGTTTTCGTAAGGGGGCACGGATGGCGAAGTACCGCGTAACGGGGCGACGGACGATCCAGGGGCATCCGCCCGGGTCCGTGTTCGAAGCGGAACTGGACCCGAAGCACGAAGCGCGAATGTTGCGCGCCGGGTTTCTGACGAAGGCGCGCGCGAACGCGAAGGAACGCGAAGGCGGCGACGCCGACGACGACAACGAAGGGGGCGACGACTGATGGCAAAGGGAATTGCGCTACTGGATAGCGTCGAAGTCGATACGGTCGATTTGTCCGACCTGTGTCGGGCGGTCAACCCGGTATCGGAAATGACGACGCAGGACGCGTCCGGGTTCAACGCGACGGGCAGCGACGAAAACCTGGTCGGGAACCGGGCGTCGTCCGTCACCTGCACGTTCTTCGATACGGCGGATACGGGCGAGGTTTACAGCACACTGTGGCCCCCGCATTTCGCGCGGGAGATTGTCGCGTTCCAGACGCGACGCGACCAGAACACAGCCGTATCCGCGACGAACCCGGAACTGCGCGGGAACGTCTACGTGCGGACCTACAGCCCGGGACGGACACGCGGCGACGTCGCGACGTTCGACGTCGAATTCCTGGCGGCGGACGCGGACGGGCTGCAGTGGTTCGACGCGGCGGGACCGTAGAACCGTGGCCCGTTTCCGAATCAACACGGCGCCCTACGCGGGCGAATACGACCTAGACCTGGACGACGAACCGCTGACGATGCTGGAATGGCGCTGGATCAAAAAGCTGTCCGGCTACATGCCCGCGACCATCGGCGACGGCGTGCGCGGGGCTGACCCCGACGTGACGCTGGCACTGGGTGTAATCGCGCTGCATCGTGCGGGCAAGGTCGCGGAACGCGACGTGATGGACGCCGCCGACCGGCTGGCCCGGACTGCTAGTCCCGACGACCTGGGCGAAGTCGAAGCGACTGCCGCGGAACTAGAAGCGGACCCTACGACGCCGACGCCGCCGACGCCGATCAACGCGCCATCGGCAAATACTGGCAGATCTGGGAAGTCGATTTCGGACGACAGCCCGGGGACAGCCCCGCGTCCTACTGGGAACCAGCCTTCGGGCACTACTGCGCCATCCGCCCAGCGGACATCGGTCGGATGACGCCCGCGCAGCTACACGAAGCGTTCATCTACGGGCACCCGGACGTCTAGCCGTGCCGTTGGTCGTTCGCGGAATGCGTGAACTGATCCGCGCAGACGCGCGCGCGTCGAAGGACACGAAGCTAGGCATACGTCCGGCGCTGCGTAAGGCGGCGGAACCCGTACGCGCGGCGGCGGCGGGGAAGGCGCTGGGCGAAATCCGGAACATGCCCGGGTCGCCCAACTGGGCGCAGATGCGGACAGGCGTTACGACGAAAGTCGTCTACGTCGCGCCGAAACAGAAAGGGACGCACGGGCGCGGGCGGCGTCGTCGCCCGAACCTGGCGGGGCTGCTGATGGACCGGGCAATGGCGCCCGCCCTGGAAGAAAACATCGGCGGCGTTGAACGCGCACTGGAAACGATGCTGGACACGATGGCCGCGGACTGGGCGCGCTGATGGCGCGGCGGTCGCTGATTGTCGAACTGGTCGGCGACGACGCGTCGCTGCAGCGGGCGTTCGGTCGGACGTCGCGCGGGGCGACGAAAATGGAGAAGGACGTTACGCGCGCCGGTCGCGGGCTACTGTCGGGATCGGGCGCGGCGCGGTCGTTCGGTCGGTCCCTCGCGTTCGCGTCGGGCGGGTTTCTCGCGTTCAGCGGCGCGTCGGCGTTTCTGCGCACGTCCATCGACGCGGCGAAGGAAGCGCAGGTCGCGCAGAAACAGCTGGCGCAGCAGCTGCATAACAGCGGGAAGTCGTACGCCGACTACCGCGAACAAATCACTTCGACCGTAGACAGCCTGTCGGCGCTGGCGGGGATTCAGAACGACGAACTACTGGGCGGGCTAACGACGATCCTGCGCACGACACCCGACGTCAATAAGGCGCTACGCGACCTAGCGACCGCCGCCGACCTGGCCCGGGCGAAGCACATTTCACTAGGCGCCGCCGCGACCGTCATTGCGAAAACCGAAGCAGGGAATACGACGCTACTGCGGCGTCAGGGATTCCAGATCGCGAAGAACGCGACCGCCGAACAGGCGCTGGCGACGTTGCGTCGGGTCGTCGCGGGACAGGCGCGTGCGGGCACGACCGACCAGGAACGGTTCGGCGCCGTCCTGCATCGGACGGAGGAAGAAATCGGGCTAGGGCTGCTGCCGACGCTGAACGTCTACCTGCGACGGGGTACGCGCTGGCTGCAGCAAATGAACGAACAGAAACGGCTGCAGGGCGACGTCGCGCACGCGGCGCACGACTTCGCGTCGGCGGTCGGGTTCATCGCAGGCGCCGTCCAGACGGTAGACCGCGTTACCGGGTCCTTCTCTAACACGCTGAAAATTCTGCTGGCGTACAAGGCGGCGAAATGGGCGTTCGAACTGCTGGGTCCACTGGCGCGGCTGGGACCTGCGTTCGGCGGCGCGGAAGCGGGCGCGGTCGGACTGACGGGCGCGCTGGCCGGGAACGCCGGGCTATACGGCGCGGCGTTGCTGGCGGGCTACGGGCTGGGCACGCTGGGAATCCACCTGGTCGGGCTGCAGGGGTTCCTGACCGACACGGGGTCGAAGGCGTACGACCTGGCGCAGAACCTGGGACTGATCGGCGAGAACGCCGACAAGGCGAACGCGCAGGTAAAGACACTGGGCGCGGGGAACCCGCTGCTGGGACTGACGGGCAAGGCGCCTACGGTCGAATCGCTGGACGCGCTGCGTAAGCGGTTCTCAAACCTGACGCAGCATCAGTTCGAAATCTTCGCGGCGCAGGCAATCAATATCGCGAACCGTCCTACGGATTCGGTAATCGCCAGCGACGCGCGCGACCGCCGCAACCAGGGTCCTGTCCTGTCGCCATCGACGGGCAAGAAGCTAACCGCGGAACAGCGGAACACGTTTTTCGACAACGACATAGCGCGCATCCTGTTTCGCGGCGGGCTGGGCAATCTGCAGTCGCAACTGGCCGCGATGGAAAAGGCGTCGGCGCTGCTGACGAAACGCATTGCTGTCACGAAGGACATAACGCGCAAGCGGAAGCTAGAGGACCAGCTGTTGCAGGTGCAGGCAGACGAACGCACTACGCGCGCGCAGCAGGCGGCGAACCAGACGCAGGCGCGCGCCGACGCGCGCGCTAAAGCTGAACAGGACGCACAGACGCGCCACGACCAGCGACAGAAACGACTGTTCGCGATGCTGGGGCTGGGACCGACAGGCGAAGCGCGCGTCCCGGGCGTCGCTGGATTGCGGACGCGGCTGGGGCAGCTGCGGAAGAACATCGCGGGGACGTTCCTGGACACCGCGAAAACCGACGCGCAACTGGACCGCATCGGGAAAGTCCTGCTGGACAAATTCCTGCCCGGGCAACCGCAGGTCCGCGCGGCCATCGCCAGCCTGTTCGACACGCTGTCGGGGCAGCTGCAGTCCACGTCCAAACTTCCGAAGTTCGCGCACGCGAACACGGACGCGATTCTGCGCGGGCTGGGGCTGGACGCGGAAACGACGCGCAAGCTACGGCAACGGCTGTCGCAGCTGGGACCGGGCGGCACGGTGCCCGCGGGCACGTCGGCGGCGTTCGCGGGCGCGGGCGCCATCGTCGTTCATTCGCATACATACCTGGACGGGCAGCAAATCGCGACGACGGTTACGAAGGCGCAGCAAAAGGCCCGCACGCGACGCGCGGACAGTCGGCGGGGTCCCTACGCGGGTCCGCACTGATGCCCGACCCTGGCGGCGTCGGCGGCGTACGCATCGGGATCGCGCTGGACGACGTGTCGCTGGAACCGTTCCCCGACTGGACCTACCTAACGGCGACGGACAACCTGGTGGCGTCGTACAGCATCGACCGCGGGCGCGCGTACGAAACCGATAAGACGGACACGGGGACGGCCACGGTCGAAATCATCGACCGCGACGGCGTGCTGGACCCGACGAACACGACCGGGCCGTACTGGGGCAAGCTGGAACCGCTGCTGCAGGTGCAAATCGAACTGCTGAATCCGCTTACCGACACCTGGCAGTCGCGGTTCCGGGGGTTCGTGGAAGATTTCGACTACGACGTAGACCCGACGCAGCAGCTGGGTCGGCTACGGCTGGGGCTGGTTGACCTGTTCGCAATTCTTACGCGAATCGAAATGCAGCCTGCCGTCCGCCCGGGGCACCCGACGGAAGCGGCGTTCGGCGACTACCTGGCCGACCAGCTGGCGCAGGGAAACATTTATTTCCGCAACGACCTGGCGCGCACGCGCTGCGAAGAAGTGCTGGGAAACGCGGGCATCCCGGACGAACTGTTCGTCGTCTTTTCGCTGAACGTGTCCATGCTGCCGTCCACGTACAGCCCGTCGCAGAACGTGCTGCAGGTCCTGCAGGACGCCGCGGACGCCGACTTCCCGATGGTCGCGAACGTCTACTGCGACAGGTTCGGGCGCTGCTGCGTGCACGGGCGTAAAGCACGGTTCGACCCCGACACGACCGCAGTCGGCGCGGACTGGATCTTCGGCGACTGGCAGGCGGGCGACAGCGCAGCCGTCGCAGCGTTCCCGTCCGGGACGGCGCAGATTCGCCAGCTGGCGACAAACCGCGGGCTGGCGAAGATTTTTAACAGCGCGTACTGCACGCCGAACGAACTGGCCGAAGGCGCGCAGGCGGGGCAGTACGTCCAGGACGCAACGTCCATCGGGAAGTACGGCTACGGCAGCTGGTCGGCGGAAAACCTGTTCGTGGATTTCGGGACGACGACGGGGAACAGCGGACCCGACGAATGCAAGGCGTTTGCCCAGTACGTCGTAGACACGTTCAAAGTCCCGCATAACCGCGTGTCGTTGCTGGGGCTGCGAACGATGGCGGCGGACTGGATCGGCGCGGCGGCGACCTGGCGCGTCCTGACCGAATGCGACATCGGCGACCGACTGTCGCTGACGGTCGGCGACCGGGGCGGCGGCGGGTTCACTGCCGAACCGTTCTTCATCGAAGGCATACACGAACAGGTCGTCCCGCTGAACCCGGATATGGCGGACGTGACGCTAACG